GTTTACTGTCAGGGTATAGGTGTATTGAACCTGGTCGGAGCTAGCCACTGACTGGCCGCCTGTGAGTGAGCGGTCCATCAAGGAGTCCGTTGTGGTGCTGAATACGCCGTGCTCCTCCCAGGTCTCTGTGGCATCGGCGGTAATAGTGGCTACTGTGGTCATAGTTGGGGGGTCGCCGCCATCATCCACCTGGGTACCGGCCACCAGCGCAATGGCTGATGTAGTAATCAGAGCGGTGTCGTTGTTGCTCTCAGCCTGTGAGGATGTGCCTACCTCGTGCTCATTGAAGTCGTTGAACTCTGCTGCCTGACCAGTGCCAGCAGAGTCCACCAATGCTCCCACCAGGACATTGACGAAAGCATCGGTAACCTTGCCCCCGGATAACCAGCCACAGTTCTCCAGGAATCCAAGCCCACTAACCATGCTGGGGTCAAGAGGCTCTGAGCAGTCCTCCGGGTTAAATGGGTTAGTCCACTGGTAGTGCCAGTGCTTGGCGTATAGATGGCCCCAGGCACTGGCGTGAATGTCATGTCCAAGCACGGCTTGGTAGTATAGGTGGGGTATGTTCTCATGCACATTATCCCTCAGCCAGTCCAGTAGCCTGCGTTGCCATTGGGTTCCTGGGGCTGCAAACCTCACACCCGGTCTGTGTACTCCGCCTGAGGGGCTGTTGACCCACATAGTCTGGCCCTTGTACACAGAGGGAAAGTCCAGATTATCTGCGGGTATGGCAAGGTTCTCTCCGCGCTGGGTGGTGTATAGTCCTCGACGAATCTGGGTTTCCCGGTCGTACTCGTCCAGGAATATTCTCCGCAGGGGCACATTGGGATGCCTGGTTGGTACCTGTAGTATGGTGGCCATCTATTCCTCCAATTCATCAGATGCGGGCTTTGCTTCGTCGCCTTTGGTCAGTCTGTTCAGCTCTCCAACAAAATGGTGGTATTGCTTCTTCATCTTCCGGGCCTGCCCCAGCGCTTTGGAAGAGCCTTCCATATCGTCCATCATAGTCGCAGACCTGGCATTGACAACCATTACACCTATGGCTTCTTTTAGGGCCTTGACTTGTTTGGTCAGGACTAGGACAGCAATTTCCTCAAGCTCTCCTTCTTCTAGGCCCACGTCGAGGTATTCGGGCAGTATGTCTACGATGTCCATAGTTTCCTCCACTATCCGCCAAGAGCTGTGATTCGCTGCTCCAGCTTTAGTATGTGAATGGCTTGGACTTCACAGGTCTCCCATAGTCGCTGGGTCAAGTCACCCATACCAAGTCTCTTTACTGCCCACTCTACCTTGCTGGGCATAGCTGGAAGGTTCCCGTTGGCCAGCATAAACTCACCGTACAGCTTTGGGTCTAAGTCTGTAGCTATCCTGGATGAAAATCTACGAGCACTGTCATGTTGGCGGACTTCTGTCCCCCCCGGCTCAACAACCACACCGTCGTTTATCACGGGTTCGTGTATGCGGTTCGGGACCAAGTCATCCCATTCTTGCAGATTTATTCGTCCGGTGTTAAATGCCTCTGCTACATAGCAGGTAAGCAGTACGCTGTCGTCATAGACGCCCACAGCGTTAATCGTGCCTACACCCTGACTAGAGCCAGTTGCACCAGCCATGTATAGACCACCATCCTGGTCAAGGGTCATACGTAAATCTAGAGTAGTCGTTGTATTATCTACTGTTTTCCACTCTAGTTTAGTTCCTCTAGCAGAACCACTAAACGTCTCAGTTGCTAGCGCTAAAAATTGTCCACCATTAACAAAACCAGTGCCATTAGACCCTCGGAACATAATAGCCCCAAGTTCGTCAGCGGCATCAACAGCCGTCTGCGTTCCTAGAACATCGCTGTTGGAGTGGTCTAGTAGTAAGGTAGGCCCAGATGTAGCACCGGTGGAGTAGGAGTCCAGCAGCATTAGCATCTGCCCGGCCACAGCAGCTGTCCATACACCGCTGGTCAAGTCCGAGTAAGCATTGACAATGTTGAGGATGGTGTTGTTATTGGCATCCAGGCTGCCGCCAAGCTGCGGAGTGGTGTCTTCGATTATGTTCTTAAGCACACCACCCAGGAGATTATCTACAGTGATCCGCTTGCTCTCATCAGCAGCTGCTTCTGAGATGTCACGAATGTATAACTCATCTCCGCCAGCCGGAGTTGCAGCCAGCTCAGTTAGTGCGGATACCTTTGTGTCTGCCAATGCTATCTACCCAATTTAGAATGATGTGTTGGGGCAGTGTCTGGCCCTGCCCCAACACAGGAGGGTTAGCCGATGTTGACGGCTATCTGCTCTTCATACCACCGGAAGCCGCCCGTGAACGTGTCCCCGACTACCGTAGAGACTACGTGCATGGAGATTCCCGCAGTGGGGGGAAGCAGTATCTTGCCATCTACCGGGGCAACAATGGCACCGCTGGGAGTGACTCCCGCAATGCCACTGTGGAGCTGGGGACCCCAAGGGAACCACCCATCGTCCACCACAGTGGCCTCTATGTCGAAGATGCTGTGGCCTTGGTTTACGCCGGGCTTCCCCGAGTGGTTGCTCCGGGCAGTGATGTCATTCGTAGGCTTGGTCATGCCTACGGGGTGAACACACAGCCATATGCTGGACTCTTCGGTCAGGGCAGTGGATACCAGGTTGAAGGCGAAGGCCGCATCTAAGATATAGGTGAGTCCCCCGGGAGGCTCGTTGTTGTACAACGTGTTCATAGCCACGGTGGATGGTCGGACCACCAATGCAGCGACAGCAGCTGTGGACATGGATGCCCACAAATTCCCCCGCCGGGCCAGTTCAATTTCTGGGCTGTATGTGGGGGTGACCAGCAGGCCACCTTCCCTTGACGCCCTGGCACGGACCACTTCTCCGTTGGGACCAAACAGTTCAAAATCCATTTCTATCTCCTGATATTTTCTTTGCTAAGTTTATGCTTGGTAAGCAGTTCCAAACCAAGGGTGTGGAACTTAAGCTCCCTAAGGAGCTCTTCCAGCAGTATCTCCGTTCTGACGGCGGCTGCATACTGCCGGGCAGCGTCTGAGGTAGAGGACTTTCTTAACACAAGGCTCATGGCAGCTGATCTCCTCCACCAAAGTATGACACTTCTAGACGTGCGCTGTTGGCAGCCATTAGCCTTACCAAACGCAAATCCTCGGAGCCTATGATATCCAACTCGTCCCCAAGTTCCATAGGACGGTCGGAGTTTGTAGGTCGCTCCCCTTCTACAGCCCGAAAATACACCGGCCCACCTTGCAGGAGGGTTACAGTCGCAGATGCGGTGTTCGGGCTTTTTGGAGGCACATAGTCGGGGGTCAGAGGCTTCATCTCTCCGTCGCTCAGACGTAGAGACTCGCTGTGTATGAGGCGGTTCGGCATGGCAATCTCCTTCTATATATATACGGAGGGGGCCATTAAAGGCTGGCCCCACGCCTTTGTGATGTGGTTACTCTATGGTCAGGAACACCCCGGAATGTTCACCATCGGCGTTGACGGACATGACCCGGCCAATGACCTGCTCCTTGACAGCCAAGGCGGTGGTCCTGGGACCCATGGCACCAGCCGTGGCAGTGGGGACTACTACATCATCCCCGATAACCACGGTACCTTTGGTCAGCACGGATGCGGGTCCGTGAGTCTGCACCCAGCCGTACTGCGCTGCCGTTACCGGGCAACATGCCACCCCGACAGCTTGTCCAATTCGGGTGGTGACTGCTACCTGGATGACTTCACCGTATGGGCTTTGGATCAGGGTCACGGTGGTTGCCGCAGCGAAGGCCACGGGTACGGGGTCAATCAGATTTACGGTGAACTCCGTGGAGCCAGTGGTCTCAGCCAGATGGCTCAGGATTTTGAGCATCGCCCCTTCACCGGTACCGTCGTTCACATTGGCATAACCGTCCCGGTATTCGTTGGCGGTGATGGCGGTAGCAGACGGGGTAACCAGTAGGGATGTGGCACCCTTGGCCGCTGTGTTTACGGCCTCGTCCGTGTGGCCTGCTATGACAGCTTTGGCCCCAATCACATTGCCTACCACAAGAGCACTGCCCCCGGCTAGACAATATCGGAACCACCTATCCCCGTATACCAGTTTGGTTCCAATGGGGTACTGCTGTGCGGAGTTGTCCTCCAGCCAAGGGTCAATGTTTACACCCACCCCGGCTGCGCTTCGGAAGTCAAATCCCGACGGTGGGACGTGAAGCTCCATACCGTCCCTGGTAGTGTATATGCCCCCACGGTGGGCTACAGTTAGATTGCGATCTGCCATGTCTGGGTCCTCCTATCGTATTAACTTGTAGGATTGGCAGACATTACCCGGTCTGCCAGCGGGCTCCCTTACCAGGAAGTACGGGTTAGGAAGTTGGTAGGGCGTTGGTGATGTCGGTGATTCGGGCTATTCCTAGCGTGGACCCGCATGTCAGGGTCACGTAGCTGGTCAGCCGGAGACCGGCAGCATCATAGTTCTCCAACTTGTCGAAACGCTCAGGCCGGAAGAACTCACCATTCTGGTGAGTGTCCCCGCCAAATGCCAGATTGATACCGGGGTCTTGCTCCATGCCGTTGCCCTTCTTGAGCAAGAATATGGAGTACATATTGGTACCAGAGGATTGCTTTGCCCTGGCGTCAGACCCCGCACCCGTGTTGGCCTGTTCGGCAAGCAGGTAGTCGGACCGCCTGACAGCCAACCCCGCCCACCAGGGTATAGGCATACCGATTTCGGAAGGCTGCCAGATAAACTGGCCCAAGGAAGCGGTGTTGCCATCTCCGATGGAGCCTTCCTGGTACAGCTGGGAGATGTACCGGGACAGCCCAAACGGCATGAGGATGAAATCGGTTCCATACCTCATGTAGTCTATGGACGCCCTCACGTTGATGAGGGATAGAGCGCCCTCTCCTTCGTCCACGTCGCCATCGGTCCCGGTGTTGTCCACAGCCCAGTGGTGGAGCCCGGTCAGGTGCAAGCTGTTGTAGTCGGAGTCGTCGTAGATGAGAGCATCTTCCAGGGTTTCGACAATGCCCGTGCGGAGCTCCAGCATCTGCTGGGCTTCGTAGTTGTTGATGGTGCCGTAGACGTCTCGGACAAACTTGTTCAGGGGAGTCTGGTCGAAGAACATGGCCAGCGAGGACTCTATGACACTGTAGGTGATGTTGTCAGACCAGGTTAGTTGCTGGCCGATGGCAATACGGCTGGCCGACCTACGTGCGTTGGACCGGTTCCACTTGGTAGATAATCCCGTGGCCTGTTTGAGGGGGAACTCCGTCAGAAGACCCCCACGTTTGGGAGCCTCGTCGATAACTCCAGGAAGGAGCTCCGACTGTGACATTTTTTGCAGTTCGGCTAGGTTAAGCCAGTGTCCACCACTGTCAGCCATGATAAAGCCTCCGCACTATTGAGTTATTTCTCTTTCAGCCGCTCAATAGTACGAAGTGCTCTCTCGGATTCTGTAAGTGAGGACAGGTCTGCTGAGTCGTTTCCCCCCGGGTTAAGTCCTAGGCCGTTACCATTCTCAAGGGGGGCTGGGGGCTTTTGCCCATCCTGGGGTACCGCAGAAACGTGAGGCAAAGTGGATTCTAGTACGGCGAGGCCGGCTTCGTCAAGTCCTGCAACACGTTCCTCGGATAACCCAAACTTACTCGTTAAGTCCTGGCGTCTACGTGTCAGTGCCTGCCCGTGTAGCTCAGTGTTCCGCACATTGGCCACTTCAAGCTGGGTTGTCAGGTCTGACGACGTTTTCCGAGATTCTTCTAATGCCTGTTGAGCGTCTTTGAGTTGCTGTTCCTGATTGGACCGACTAACCGCATCGTCAGCGAACTTCTGATTCGCAGCTTGGAGGTCTGCAACAGATTGCTTGGTTGTTACAAGCTCTGCGTCACGCTCTGATACTAGAGTGTTTGCAGCCTCCAGCTTGGAACGAAGTTCGGAAACTTCGGTATCGTTGGACTGGCTGTCGGCAGCCCCAGGGTCTTTGACTTCCCCGGCAGTGCCTTGGCCTTCTTGTGTGGTCATAATAATACTTTACCACCTTATTATTTAGTTGTCAAGTGCAGGATTACGCACAGGTGTCTCTATAGGTATAACTTCCCTTTCCTGTATGCCATACTGCGTGTAGAGACCATCGTGTATTGCCTGCGCCCTTTCACTGGCCACGGAAGATGTTTCTCCCCAGAAGGCTAACCGGGCGTCAATCTCGGGGTCGAGAAGCCGAAGCCTTCTGCGCCGTTCACTGAGCGTGGACTGAAACCGGGCAACTACCCGGACATTGCCCGACATGACATCTCTGAGCTCTGCCCGAACCGTGGCAGAGTCAGTTGCATAGAACTGCCTTATTATAGACTGCTCGTCCTCGCTGAACTCGGACAGTGTCAGCCCCCACAGGGCCTTATGCGGGCGGATAAAGGTCTCGTAATCTCTGCGCCTTACTACGTCTAGGTCGGTATCCCAGCGGCGAATACGACTTAGGAATGTATCCTGATTATCACCTTGCAAGCCATCCTCCAGGGTTGACCGCCACTTGTAGAACCCATCCCAGTCTGTTACCATGGAACCAGTCTCAGGGTCAAAGAACCTAAAGTCTTCTGGGCCTCTGCTGAAGTAGTAGGTAACCATCTCCTCTATGGGGTGCTGTATGGGAGCTTGGGTATTATGTTCCCGGGCAAAAGCCACACGGTCGTCGTACTCAATTGGAACGTCCTTAAAGTCAGGTGATGCTTTAAGGTCTTCTACAAACCGGCTCATCTCCCCGGATAGCTCAGACTTGAGCCTTCTCCACTCTCTCTGTCCAATATGGCCCTCGCCTAACATACGGAATTGTTGGTCCAGAACATCTTCCCTTTCCCTAATGGAGTCCCTACGGTCCTCCACACGCTGCCAAAAGTCTCTCTGCTTCAGCAGCATCTGAGCTACACCCGACTCACGCAGGTGTGTGGTGAGACCACGCCACCGGGCAATTTCTTCGACTGATCTCAGCTCATCATTGAGCTCAATCGGATTAGGGAAATACTGCTCAATTGGCATACCCATCTTGTGCATCTCGTCGTACTGCTCAGATGTCAAAGGCGTGTAACGGAGGATTATCTGCTTGGCTAGCTCCCTGGCTTGTGTCATCTCCTCCGGGCGGAGTCTGAACAGGCCAATTTGGTAGTCCATTATGCTGTCAATACTTGCCCTACGCTCCGCAGCGTCCCATATGCGAGCCTCCTCATCTGTAAGGTCCTCTCCTTGCAGGCGTTTGAATAATATCTCAGAGGCTCTTTGGCCTTGACCGTCTGGGAGATTTTCTGCCATACGTATAGCTACCCGGTAATCCCTAAAGCGATTAGGCAGTATGATTTCAGCCAGAGCATCTGCAAATACATTGTCAGGGTCAGCCGCAACTATGGCCTCTAACACTGACCCAATAGGAGCAGGCCAAACCTCACCTATCTGCCATACTCCTGCCTTGTTGGATACGGGCATTGCTTGAAAAGCAGACATATACACGTTAGGGTAGAATCCTATTCTACCTAGTTGGTCCAGGGCATTTGCAAACTCCGGGTACTGGTCGTAGAACTCTGGGTAGTCTCTATTTACCCAGCGTTGAAGACCACCCATCATTATAGTGTTCCTAAGAGGGTTGGCCTGCAAGGACATACCCGGCACAGGTATATACCCCCGGTCTGTGTTGTCATTGTACATTCCCCAGGCATGTGTGAGACCAGGGTTCCTTAAAGCTATCCGTGGTAGGTAGGACCACCTATGAGCTTCATATGTCCAGAAGGGGAACAGGAATCTCATACCCGCATTGAAGGCATTGTTCTGGTCGTACACGGGAAAGTTAATATTGTATTCGTCTACTGCGTCTTGGAAAGCAGCCCGGCGTTTGGGCGTCCAGGTATCAGCAGTGAGCACTTCCCTGGCAACGGGGTCAGCAGCCATGTCTTCTAGCAGCCCCTTAGCTGCTGAGTCTATAGCGTCTGTGGCTGAAGGCTTCAGCAGTATGCTGTGTGACTGGCCATAAGCCTGGAGCTCTTTATGCAATGCATCCCACTCGACAAACCGGGGCGCAGACAGGTTCTCAATCTCTGGGCGTATCCTAATGCTGTTCAAGTGCTGGTCATACAGTAAAGCCAGCCTGGGCTTAGTAAATCCCACACTTTCTGGTGATGCCCCGGTCTGGCTTGCAACCCTTCTAGCCTGGGCATATACAAGGTTAATCCATTCAGCCTTGGGCCTCATCATCTTGAGGTCCGCCAAGTACATACCGCTAGTAACCGCATCAGGAGATGCCCCGTACAGATATGCAATGTCAGACATTACCAGTGGTCTGCCAGACACGTCCATAACCTGGGGCATAGGCAAAGCGTCTATAGACCCCGCAATGGCTGATGTGTCGGCAATTGACTCCGCTATTTCACCCTGGGACTCTTTCCATATACGGTCTCTGCCTGAGTTGAACCTCGACCACCAGTCTCTAATGTCGGGGTGGTCAGAATTGGGACGACCCCCTGCCCGGCGTATGCGGGGTATTACAACATTGTCCCGTTCTTCCAACATAAGTCGGGAGAAGTCATTGATAGACTCCCGGGCCTTTGTAAGAATCTGCACACGGATTAGCTGCTTTTGTATGAGATCATCATATTGTGTGATGGCATGTTGGGATAGGTTGTAACCCTTTTCACGCAAAGCCTTAGTGAGAGCCTCCACAATCTGCCGGGCTGCGTCCTCTCCTGCTGCCATTACAGGCTGTATGATGTTGTCCCACTGACCCCTCCATACATCATTTTTCTTCTCTAGGTTGAGTATGTCTCTGGTGTATGCCTGGGTAGCAGACATCTGCTGTTCTACTGTGTGGGCCGTAGCACTGTTTAGCTCATCCAGCATACGCACTTGCACTTGGAGCTGCTCTAAAGTCTCCGGGGGTATGTCCACCACAGCCCTAGTTAGCTCACGTATACGGGCCAGGAATACTTCAGGCTCGGCAAATATCTGCTGCCATATAGCTTCCGTAATCCTGGTGTCAAGCTCGTTTGTACGCAAGAGGCGGAATAGGTCACCATCAATTGCTAGGTCTACCAGGTGCTCTTGGATAGCAGGGTCCAGAGTTCTGTACTTGGATAGAAGCTCCTGCACCTGTGCTGCATGTACATAGCCCGGCACAAAGTCCCGGCTCATAGTAGCCAGAGCGTCTGGGTCTTGGATAGCCAGACGGAACATCTCTTGCCGGTGCATTTCTTGAATTTCAGGCGTCATATGCGGGCTTAGTGACCTGGCCCTAGACTCTGTTAACCCAGCTACTCGCCGGGCGGTAGCCCCCGTGTGAGCACCCTCCATCAGGTGTCTTTGGGTTAGAACATTAAGCACATGAGCAGCCTGGTTTAGCCCCACTCTGGCAAGCGACTGGACGAATACTTCATCAGCAGATTGATACAGCTTCCTAAGTACATTCTGCTTGCTAGTCCAAATGCGCCGGAAAGCATTCCTAGTACCTAAGGACCTACCACGCTGGGTAGCCCCGGCAGTTGCTATGTCCTGAGCCTGGGGCAGGAAAACCTCTCCAGTCAGGAATACCCGAGGCATAATAGTCTCAAAGCCCATAGCGTTACGATGAAGTTCTGCCAGCGGCCTGCCCCGGAATACAGGGTTAATGCTCATGGCCACAGTCTTGCCTACAGTTTCCAAAATGTTGTATGGACCATAGAGTGTAGACATTAAGTACATGCGGGTAAAGCCATAGGAAAACCTATGCAGCATGTCGAACGTGGCAGAAATCGTGGTAATGGCCGGGCGCAGGCGATTGTGGCTGGACACAGAAGTCATAAGCATAGCCATACGGCTGCGGTATGCTGATATGGGGTTGGCCTGATTAGCTCTTAGCACAAACTGGCGATGATCCATGATGGCACTTACAAAGTCTTTGAAGTTGCCCTGGTTTATGATAGAGTCAAAGCGGGTCAAGGCTTGCTGCCTCTGCCTTCTTAGCAGGGAGCTAACTGCCCGGATACTGTCATCTGTGCGGGATGCTCCCAGAAATGACAGTATGAGGTCTACACTCTCGCCCTCCACATGGGATAACCCGCCTGGTTGTGTCCGGCTATGGGTCAGTGCAAGGTCTATGTCACTTGTAACCTTCTGTAAATCTTCCGCGGGTATAGCCCTTCCGACCTGGCTAGCCAATGCTTGAACCTCTTCTTGCAGGAGCATCGGACGTTCTAGCAAGCCTCTGACTGAATCTGTTATAGTGCCGGAATGGTTCGGGTTCTTCCATAGTGTGTCCAGGGCTATAGTCATGTTCTCCCGGATTCGGGTCATGGACATCTGTTGGGCCGGAACAGCCTGTGGATACGAGTGGTTAAGGTAGTCTAGAGTCACCTGAACATGACGCAGAGCATCTCGGTCAGCTATCTGCCGGGCGAGTTTTGGTATAACCAGACCAACACCCTTCTGCAAGGCTATGAATGGCATGTCCCACGCCCGGACCCATCCCTGCTCGAAACCTCTAAGTGCGGGACCGACAAGGGGTATAGGTTTGAATACTTTGGTAATACCAAAGCCAAAGTAGGTGGTGGGGTCAGCGGCTATCTCCGTTATAAACTTGCCAATAGCGTTGGAGTCTTGCTCCTCAAATGCTATCCCATACGCAATCCATGAAGATTCCCCAGAAGCCTTGGCCTCAGCAAATGCACCCTCAAACTCTGCGTAGTGCTTTTCTGTTATGCCAAAGAAGCTGCTGGCCTTACCCGCTAGTGGCACCTTGTCCGCTCCGGGTATGGGAGAAGGGGCCATGAAAGCCTCAACTATGCCGGGGATGTGTACACCCTTGACGTTTACCCCATGCACGCCAAACCCAGCCATAGGCTTCCAGTAGTTTCTATCCATCCACTTTAGAGGCAATCCAATATACAGGCCGGGATTATCTAGGAAAGATATGCCACCCCGGAAGGATTCCAATTCCCTGGCAAATTCACCATTATCTATAGCTGCTACTATGTCCGCCTCCCACATAGCAGTTCTGGTATTTATGGTATCTATTTCTTGATTTATTACAATATTAAAGTCCTCGGCCTCCCTCACAATGTCCGCAGATTGCTCTAATGGTATACCTGCACTGCCGAGAACTTCACGCAGGTCTTCTAGGGTTTGGCCCGGAGGTAATTGAGGAGCCCTCAAATCCTCTATGAATCCTAGAAGGTCCGGGGTGGAGGTCAGAGTCATTAACCCGTGTATTGTGATATTCCGTTTGGTGCCAAGGGCTTGGATGAATTCTCTGGGGGTGGACTGAGCAGAAGCCTCAAACCTGCTCTTTTCAAGGAGTGCTGCATCCAGTGATCTGCGGGCTATCTCCAAATCTGCTGGGCTAGTAAGGTGCCGACCATACCGGTCTAGGAGATCCTCTACCGTATTACCCTGACCCATGTATACCATGTTCGGAATAGCCTGAGCCATGATAAGCTGTATTGCAGCCTTCCTTATCTCCTCAGCCAGGGATATAACTTCAGATCTCAGGGTTTGTATCTCGTCCAAGGCTGCAAGGTTTTCGGGGGTTGGACTCTCAAACACTATAGGTAGTCTGGTAGGTATGGGCAATGGACCTACCATGCGGGCTCCCGCAAACATTCTGGGAAGCCCTGTAATGGTACGCACTATATCCAGGTTTGACTCCGAAGCGCGATGCTGTAAAGACAGGGTAACTAGCCTTTCTTGTACCTGCTGGCTTCGGACCTCTAGGGATTGAAGACGCTCCCTAATCTCCGCCTCTATAGGAG